GGTTCATTTGCACTTGTTGAATTTTGCAGTGCGGGATAAAAAGGTATTTCTATATCTTTAATAGGAAACGTAGTTAAAGTAGTTACAGCATTAGTAGATAAAGCGGTTCCTCCATTTGGTAAAAATTTACTTACAACATCTTTCATTGTTGTTTCATAGTCGCCAGGAGAAACAGTAGATTCTTGATACAACTGTATTGCTGACCAAGGGTTGTATTTAGCTACTGATATTTGATCTTCTGTTGTATAATACGTAGAATCATTAGAAGCTTTATCTACGTTTATTTTTCTGGGTTGATTGAAGTTATCTGTAAAAAATAATAAATTTTCTATTAAGTTTATACCGTATATAGGAAAGTTTTTAGAAAAATTTAAAAAAGCACCGCTAACTAATTTTGTTGTTTGATTGTTAGCTGCGTCATATTTATATATAAAATGATTAGAGCCACTGCTAGGACTTGTTACAAACGGATCTGTATTAGATTGACGTGTGCCATCTGTTAAAAAAATATAAATGCAGTCAGTTCTTTCATCTACAATATAACCTATAGCATTTAAATCACCAGCGTAAGATTCACCTTCTTCAAACTGTACTTCACCTGAAATAAGATTGTTTGTGTCTTTAGCAATACTGTTACCTAATATATTTTCAAGAGCACCAACATCATCACCTTCAGACCTACTAATCTGAGCATTGAAAGCTTCACGATATTCACCACTTGGAAGCAACCTAGCATCTAGGTCGCGATTCATTTTGGATTTAATGAAGGCGTTTTTAACTTCAGCCATTTAATTTTAGTGTTTTATCCATTTAGATTTTCCACGCATAACTTGTATGATTTGATCTAATTTAATATTAGACAAACGTATTTTAGCGTTTCTTAGTTGAGCACTAGCTTCTCTTTTAAGTCTTTGTATTAAATATTCTGGTTGATTAATCCTGCTAGCTAATATAGCGTGCTTTATATAAGCGTAGAGAGCTTCTTCAGCCATCTTAGGTATTCTAGTATCTAAATCAGTAGAAAGCCCATCAGAAATGTATTCTATAACTACAATTTTATCTACTAAATTTGCTGAAAATGAAAATTTATTTTCTCTTTCATTTATCGTATAATAACCACTTGAGTTTGCGAATTGAGGATCTAATCCATAGAATTGTCCATAACCAAACTCTGGCCAACCATAATAATATTCGTAACCTAATATAGTATCATCTACAAAACTAGGATTAGTTGATTCTTTTAATACGTTGTTCTTCCAACGATCTTCTGTTACTGAAGTAGTGTCAATGTTATCATTAAATTGATCTTGCACTGGAACACCTTTAGTGTCTTGTAAAAATAAATCAGTTGGGTTTGTCGTTAACATATTACCAGGCATTATAACTCTTTTTACACCTGAATTATCTATCCAGTAAAAACTAACGTAATTAACATAATCTTGAGGTATAGGTATACTAAGGTTATTAGGTACAGTAACCTCTAGCTTATTTACACTTTTCAATGTGTCATAGCTAAACTCCTGTAAACCTCTTTTAGCATGAAAAATAACGTCTGTTCTTTTTACGTTTTGTATAAGTTTACCTGTGCCTACATATGCAACTAAAAAGTTTTCTATAACTTCATCAAGTTTAGTGTAAGCATATGACCCCCAGTTTTCTTCTACAACATTTCCAAAAGCTTTGTCAGCTGCAGTGTTACCATAATTACCGCCATCTAACTTTTTAAGTTGTACAACAATATATAGTCCATTTGCTGGAGTGTTGCTGGTAAAATCTAAAACATTTTTTGTACCATCACCAGTTGACTCTTGACCTACACTATAACCAGATGTTATTTCAGACCAACTACCTGGAGTACCAGTTGTACTAGAATAAATTTTAAAGTTATTTAATGGATAATTAGGATCGCTTGGATCTGCGCTATACCAAACTAAATCAGTGTTAAAGGTACACTGAAATTTATCTGTTGTGCCATCACCTCTAAAGCCTTGAGCGCCTTCGTAATATTGTCGATTGTTTTCTGTTATTAAACCCATTTATTAACTTTTTGAATTTACTTCTTCAGCTTGAACCCCTTGAGCGGCAGCTTGTACGATTTGAGGGTCTCTTATAACTACACCCGCATAAGCTAATATTCTTAATATAACTTCTGTTTGTTCTGTAGCATCTAGTTCAAATTGAATTGACGTTGTAGGATCGTATATGTAATTACCTAAAGTTTGATTAACACTAAAGCCCCATTGAACGTTATTTGGTTTTCTTATATAGCTAACTTTAAACAAAGCATTTGCGTTAGTTGAATTGTAAATGTTTTTAGGATATACGTAAATATGAGGTTGACCTGTGTTAGCTCCATTGGAACCTATAGTGGATTGTTCGTATAAATAAACAGGATATGTAGTGGTAGGTTTAGTATATTTAGATAAGTTTAAGTGCAAAAGTTCATCTCTTTGAACTCTTTGAAGTTCTTTAGTACTGTTATATATAACGCTTCCTATTCTGTGTACATTATCTGGCCCAGTAAAATAGTCTTCAAGATTAACACTTGTTATATTTATAGTACAATCTGTACCGCCACCAGGAGATGTTAAAGTTACAGGGCTACTTGTGATATAATTACTACCTCCTCTTAACAAAGATAGATTTGTTATAGCTCCTGTTACTGCATCTACGCTGTTTACAGTAAATCTAGATGAATTTTCTCCACTAATTAATTGTACCCCTTGATAGTTACCTGGAGTAAATTGAGTTCCAAAATTATCCACTATAAAAGAAACTATAGACCCTTCTTCTGTTATAAACATTTCGCCTATGGTTTTAAATATAGATATTAAGTTATCTATATTTTTTTGACGATTAGCATACGTATTATCTGTTTGAGGTACACGTAGCTGTTGATTTAGATCTTCAAAATAATTTTCAAAAATATCTAGTTGAACCTGTGTCGCTAACTTATTAAACTCATCTGGTGTTATATAACCACGTTGTTCTTTGTTTAATATAGACAACACTGTAGTGTAAACAGTATTTACGTTTATTGCCATTTATATTTTTTTTAAGTATAAGGGCCCGAGTGAACGAACCCTATACTATTATCACTTGTTTATAATCTTTTTTCTATAGATTTATAAACTTCTACACCTTCATCAGTTTTAAACCAAGCGGCTAGTGCTGAGTAAGGATTTTCATCAAAAGGAACTGTCATTAATTTTCTATCATTAGATCCCCAGTGAAATGTTCTTTGATCGCCAGACAAATATATAATTCTGTTTTCACAGGCATTAATACCAAAGTTTCTTAATTGAATATTTTCATCTTTAACTAAGTTTAAAAATAAATCAGGATTTCTTTTAGCCATAAGTAGCAAGTCTCTTTTAATTTCTTTAGAAGACATGTTACCTACTGAATTACCTTTTTCTACTCTTAATACAGCTTCAGCATGATCAATATCAATATCTTTAGCTAAATTTAATGCTTCAATTTCAATTTCTAAAGCATCTAATTCATCTTCAGCTATTTGCTGTGGTATAAATTCTTTATATTTTCTATCTTTTAAAGGGTGATACAAAGATAATAGTTTTTGTAAACCTATATTTTCTTTTGGAACATTTAGTATTCCATCTTTAAACGTTATATGACCTAAAGTTACCTCCCCTTTTTGTTCATCTACAAAAGGGCTACTCATATTAGTAGCGTATCGTAGTTCTCTTTGTTGATTTGTTTTACTATCAAAAAATAACAACGCATGTTTGCGAGTATGCTTAGCTGGGATAGTTAACGTAAGTGGAGTATGAGGTCCTTTTAATATGTAAGTTCTGTCCTTAGTTTCCCAAGAATCTAACTTTTGTGTTTTTACTTTTTTTGGTGGTGCAACTACAACTTCTGGTTCGTTAACTTCCACCTCTTTTGTTTCTTTTTTTGCCATGATATAATAAAATTAAATAATTAAAAGGTTATAGGGCGCCGAAGCGCCCATAACCTTATGAACAATTATGCTCCTTGGAATAGAACAAAGTTGTTAGCACCTTGCACAACAAGACATCTTTCAGATAGGAAGTTAACCTCCATAGCATCAAGATCGCTTGTAAATGCCCCGCCAACAGAACCAGTCAACCAAGACTTCATGCGTCTGTCATCAGCTTGAGAAGCTCGGTAACGTACGTGAAGGAATGGACGACGAATGTTCGTGCCTAGGATTTGATCATATACTGTTGAAGTACCTGCAGGAATAAGAACTCCTTCAATCGAAGCAGGTCCAGTCTGTCCACCACGCGTTGAAGCGTCGTTCAAGTATTTCCAATCAGTTTTGTAGAAGTCATAAGAACCTCTGCGGAATCCTGAGAAACCAAGATTAAGTGCCATATCTTCTGAATTTTCAAACAATCCAAAAGCAGTACCACCTTCAGCTCCAGTTGAAATCAAAGAAAGCATGTCATCAAAATCCAATGAAGTATCACGGTTTAAGAAAAGCATGTTTTCTTCAATAGCTCCTTGAGTATCTAAGTTACGTAGAATATCATCAAAGTCACCAAGACCTGTAGCTGCAGTAAATCCAGTTTGAACGTTTCCACGCTCTTGGATGGCAGCAAAAAGACCTTGTGTACCTTTAGTTCCAGCAACACCAGCAGCAGCTGAACCAGCAGCAGCAAGTTCACCTTCAACAACTGACATTTCTAAGTAATCTTCAAAACGTAGTCTTGTTTCAGACTCAGCTTTTAGATACCATAGATATCCAGAAGTACCATCTTCAGTAGCAACTTCTACCCAACCGATCTGAGCTGTGTCAGAACCGTTAACAGTATATTTGCTTCTAATGATAATAGGTAAGTTAGAATATTGTTGTAATACAGGGTCAACACTTACAAGTCCTTCGCCAGGAGTAGCTACATCATAATTAGGTGTAACTGATCCTTTTTTAAATTCAGAACCATAAACAAACACTTTTAAATTTCCAACAAGACCTGAATCAGCAGTTGAAAGAGTTGCAGATGTATAAGGAGCGACAGTAATAATGCCACTTGTTGTGTTAGATTCTGTAACTAAACATTTAGCCTCAGCTCCAAAGTCGTCCATAACAACTACGGTAGATCTCGGAGAAATTACGTTGAAAATATCCGCAGCTGCAGTAGGGTTAACGTTGATAGTTGTACTTGTAGGAAGAGTACAGTTGTCATACGCAATGTGTAGTCGGTTTTGTTCAGACCAAATAACTTGATCAGAAGTCATAGGCATTTCTGCTCCGACCATACGTAAAAAGCCAGATAGCGTTCTGTTGCCATATCGCTCTACTTCTTGCTCATAGATCTCAGGGAGATACTGTTGAGAGAAATCGACGAAATCAGCAGCAGCTGCATCTGTCCATTGTAGATAGTTCGACTGTAAAGCTTCTTGCTTTTGAGTTGGGACTATCTTTCCAAATTGTGGTGTTAAAGCCATTTTTTAAATTTTTATTTATTAAATCTTTTTGTTTTTATTTTAAGCCTTGAAGAATCAGCACCACTAACAGCTTTCACTTTAAATCCTTTTACATAAACATCACCTGAAACTGTAGGTCTAGCATCTGTCGATATGTTTTTTGACTTAGCCATAACATCTTTAACAGCGTCAGCTTTTCCTTGTTCATAAAAATGACTAGCAATAGTGTCAGCGTTTCTAGCGGCATATAAAGCTTTATGATAACCTGAAAGATCTGATATTTTGTTTTCTTTATCTAAGAACGTCCCGATAAAATTAGTAATATCAGATTGATCGTTAGCTACCTGCGTTGGATTTTTAACTCCGTATCTAAATTTTTTGTCTCCAACATTGAAATCAAAACCTTTGAATTCATCAGTTAAAAAACTTTTAGTACGGCTAACAAAATCTTCGTGCACTTGCTTTACACTTTTCTGTTCTTCGTTGTATCTATTGAAAAAATCCATAGCTTTTTGTTGGTCTTGATTTACGCCTGGTCTCAACTTGATCTCATCGTAATACTTATCTTTCAATCCCTCTAAAAAGTTTTTAGCTTTTCCAACTTCTTCTTTATACGCTATTTTCTTTTTGCGTATATCTTTTTCCTCGTCCAACTCTTCATCATATGAATAATCTTCTAACAATAGACTGATATCTTCATAGTCTAAGTGCGGACGTGTTTGTTTATAGTATTCTCTAATCAACGTGTTGTTGTCTATATTAGAGTAATCTGCATTTAATCGAACGTAATCTTCGATTGTACCACCAGTTTCTTCCATGAATGAAACTAGCTTTTCAATGTTTTCAGGTAACTGTTGAACTGGTTGCTGAACTTCTTTTGTTTCTTCAATAACTTGTTTTTGTTCTTCTACCTTTGTTTCAACTGGATCTTCTTCAATCAAAGTTAAAGGAGATTCTACTTCTTTTTCGGTGGTCCGTATTTCTTCAACCACTCCTTCGCTGTCGCTACTGTCTTTTGGTTCTTCGACAATAACATTGCTATCATTTGTCTCTTGTGCTTGAACGGCATCTTGTTCCTTTTTTTCTGTTAAATCTATTTTAACTACGTTTTGATCTTGAGTTTCTTTTTTCTCAAGTTTAGATAAATCTACTTTAACAGGTTCTGTTGTGGTTTTACCTAAGTTTTTAGGTTTAGTTTTCTTACCTTTTAAAGAAAACTCTCCTTCATTTTTAACCTCTTGGGTTGCATTTTCTTCTGCCATAATATAATATAATTAAATAATTAAAAGTTTTTTACCGAGGTTCAAACTGCTCTAGTCCAAATCCTCCAAGTGCGTCGTTACCAGCTGATTCAAAATCTTTTGGTAATTCATCATTTTGTCTTTGCGATATCATTTCAGATTGTTGCGTACCTATAATTCTAGCACGCTCATCTTTACGATCTTCTATTTCTTTTTCTTTTTGTTTATCTGCTCTAGCTCTGGCTTCAGCAAGTTGTATATTGTAATTAAACTCTTCAGCCATTAGTTGCTTTTTAATCGATGCCTCTGTTTGCATGCGCTGTATTTCAAACTGAGATTTAGCTTGCTCTAAATTTACCTTTTCTTGAGTTAAAGCTTGTTGCTTTTGTAATTCAGCTAAAGCAGCTTGCTCAGCTGATTGAGCGTTAGCTTGAGCTTGAGCTTGTATATTAGCTTGTTGGGCTTGCTGGTCTCTTTCTCGTTTTCTTTTCTGACTTAACTTAAGATATTGATTAGCAAGTTTTATATTTGTTATTTGTCTAATATCTATAGCGTCTTCTAAACCTATTTGACCAGCCTGTAAAGCTATTTGAATATTCTTTTCTAATATTTGCTTTTGCTCTTCTTCTGGTTCTAACTCTAAGAATATACCAAACTCATGCATACTTAAATCTTGTATTTCATTTAAAGTAGCCACATTAAATGAGTTTATAGAATTTAATAAAGCAGCTTTAGTTAAAGGATAGTTTAACATATCATTTATTCTTAAGCTTATATTTTCACAAGATCTAACAGTTAAATACATAAGAGATTGTAATATGTGTTTTGTAGCTGTATTAGACGCTGCTGCTGCTAGTTTTTGTAAACCTACTAAAGCATCTTTTGTTGGTTGACTACCATCACGAGCTTCATTTAATCCGGTCACGTCACGTATCATTTGCAAATAATATTGATACGTTTGAATTAAAGCTTGCACTTTTTGCATACCTGATGACGACTTTAATTCTTGAACAGGTACTTTACCTGGATTCATATCGCCATCTATAGTCTTAGATCTACCAACAATACTACCAGTTTGGAAGTACATGTTTAAAGCTTCTTGCGGATTATAATTAGTTCCGTTGCCTAAATCAACTTCAGCTAAACCGTCAACATCTACAAATACACCATCTGGAACCATACGTGCTAAAACCTGTTGTATTTTTAAATGCGTAATTTGTATCATATCTGCAAAGCCAATACACTTACTTACCAAACTTTCAATACGCCCTTTGTACATGCGGG